GCACCTCTGGGTCGAAACGCAGCGCACGATGTGTTTCATTCACCGGATCCATTGAGGATACGGTTTTGTTTCCTCAATAGCTGGATCCTACGTTCAAGCTCCTCAAGAATTGAGAAGCTACTGGGACCAAGACTCGAAGCATCAGCTTTCAAGCTCTTGTAACGCTTTATCTCGTCACGAACCTCATCAAAAGACAAGTTTTCGGCCGAGTAATCGTTGGAGTAGTCGTCAGACTCTTCCTCCTCTACTTCCTTTTCACCCGTATCAGGTAGGAAAGGTACATCAATCTCGGTGTACTTGACACCAGACTCACGGCTTTCCACACTAGATTCTATGGGTGGGTTTGGGGTTACGTCTTCCCAACTTTCTTCGTTATGAAGATTGGACAAATGTTGGGAATAGGAAAAAGGTTTTCTTTTGGGTTGTGAGAATCTCAATCGAAAGATATGCTCACAATCTCTCCTTCTTAATTGGGCATTGGTCATTCGAAACAGGGGACTAGCTGCTTCGGGTAATATAATATCGGTTGAGACCAGCCTCAGACTATATGAAATCAGTTCATCGAACCCATATGACGCTAACTTCACTAATGAAGGCTTGAGCGAATGGGCGACAGCAATGAGGCAGGTAATAGCAAAACCATGCTGGGGCTCAGCATACTGGTCTTCTACTATCTCCTTGATTTCGTCAACTGCTACGTTGTCAGAGATAGCTTCGACTTGTCCATCGGTATAGCCCATATCTGACGCATAGTCGTTTCCGGTCATGGTAAAATAATATTTGCCAGGCCGGTCAATTGAGAAGGTTCGGTAATCACCGTTTGGGTTGAGATTGACACCTATTTCGTTAGCATGGAATGTGAAGTCGTTATGTCCATCTGTTAAGGGACCGAGAAGAAAGCCTCCGACATCGTCGTCTTTGGCAGTTATTGTGGCCGAAAACTCTTCAGAAGAGTCCTCAACCGCAACCTCGTTCTTAAATTGGACGCCGTACTCCACAAATAGTTTCCCTATCAGACCTCCACTAGAACGGGCGTGGTCAATGATAACATTAACAGCCGCGTTCGTGTAAGTCTTTAAGTCAACGGTTTTCTGTTTCGCCGGATTATCGATTACGTACAACCAGTCGTGGGTTAATTCCCGTAGACTGAGGTCACACGTTTTCCATAATGGACTCTGGACTGAGTTAGCACTTTGGATGACCTTATCTGGGTCAGTGATTGGTTCGTCGAGAACATCGTAGCTGGGAGCCATAGTAATGGTTCCCGTACCGTTCGTCGAAATGGCTGAAACCCACTTCAACTTGATGTACTGCCAGCGATATCGCTCAAACCTTTTCGCAATTGCGGGAATCCACGTAAACAAACTAGTGTCTCCGGGATTAAAATCCGCCCATATTGATAGTGTGCCAGGACCAGCCGAAACAAAGGACGATAACAACTCCGTCCTACGATAGGTTGGGGTATCTTGTTTCTCTTTTCGCTTCCGTACAACCGTGTTCTTCACGGCGGGAGCACTGACAGATGTATAAGAATATCCGCCAGCCTTCCTTCTTCCTCTGTTCTTCCTCTTCTTACTCTTACTCTTAGATAGTCCAAGCTTCTTTTGGAGGGAAAGAAGTTGAGCCATCTGACTCTTTCTCTTTTGTTGTTTAGACATTAGAAATTATATATTGGTGTTGTTTTACACATCGTGGCGCAACGGGATTTTTAAGCACTGTCGACCTCAACCAAACGATCTACCGCGTAATGGTCAAGGACACAATGCAACCCATAATAGTATACTGATTTTCTCAAATAACTAGAAAACGACTCTTCGTCAGCCTCATCGAGCTTGTAGACATCAGTAAAGTGCTTCCATGTCAGCGAATCACACTCATGAATTTTCCCTTCAAGGTACTTATACTGGTTCATAGGGGCGGTTCGGACAGTTCCTGGATAGGCAACTTCGATGTATTCCATCAAAATAATACGGTATTTTCGTAAGAAAGGGACATGGTTGCCGGTAGGTCCGGCAGCGTACAGATTGCTGTACAATATCTGGACCTGAGATTTGATATTTCTCAAGGCTCCTTTCTGCAGGATAAGACCTGCTTTTGTTATGTATCTACCTGGCTTCATACCGACAGCTATTCCTAGCTTCGTTACGTACAAACGTTTGTTTAGAAAGTCAGAATCTGTAGGATTGAGGGATAAGTGGGAAGTTAAATTCAAGCCTGCCCTATAGGCAACGTCATGATATCTTGCTTGGAAGGCTAGCGGGCTAATAACCCGGTCGTCTAACTCAACCAGAGAGTCGTCACCCATAAAAGACAGGATGGCAGCCCTAAGAATGAGAAGCATTTTGACAAATAACTCAAAATTACGTTCACACAACTCGTACAAAGTGTACAGAAAAACAAGCAGCGCAAAATAAGAATTTGACACAGTTGTTTCACACGAACCTGACTTCTGGGTATAGAAGACCCAGTACATAAAATATGAAGCGTAAACTAGTGCATATGTAATAGAATACTTCACATACATTGAAAACCACATCATTTTACTAATACTCAAGTATTCACATAAAAGAACCCATGCATCCCAGGGACCTTGGCCCTGTGAGGCGTCATATTTGCTATAATCCGCCGTTAGATACCACGTGTGTGGCCCAGCACTCCGGGTGTAATGACGGTTGAGGTCATCCGCAGTAGCGCCGGAGGCATAAAATAATACATAGGTTGCGCAGAAGCACAAAGAGAATATCTTGGATAAGACGTACATAACTGGACCTAAGAGGGGCTTAACCTTTTCAGAGCATGCGGAAACAGCTCTGGGTCGGATAGGAGAAAATGTCTTCTTGGTGATAGCCGCAAACATATTTTCACGTTTCGGGAACGAGGCAAATGCAAAGTCTCGTGGTTTAACCCCATCCTCTAAAATCTTGTTATAGTACATCCTTGACTTCTTCTTTCTCGCACCAGAATAGCGCTGCATCCAACTCTCAAGCGTGACAGTAAGGGAACCCCGCCTGCACTCAAAACTTGACGGAGCGTCGAAGTGTTCAAAAGCAGTTGGGG